CGCCGCGCGGAAGACGGCCTGACCGTGCCGCTGCAATTGCAGATGCTGCCAACTGAGATGCTGCCCTTGGACATGAACCGCACCCTGCCCGGCACCGGGCTGATCCGGCAGGGGATCGAGTTTGACGGCATTGGCCGCCGCGTGGCCTATCACTTCCTGCGTCGCCATCCGGGTGATCTGACCGACCCCGGCCTCGCGGGCGAAACCGTCCGCGTGCCTGCTACGGATGTGATCCATGTGCTGGACCCGGTCGAGGCCGGGCAGTTGCGCGGCGTGTCACGGTTTGCGGCTGCTATCGTGAAGCTGTTCACGCTGGACCTTTACGATGATGCCGAACTGGAGCGCAAAAAGATCGCGGCGATGTTCGCGATGTTCATCACCTCGCCTGCGCCGGAAACCCCGCTGGAGCCGACCGAGGAGGATCTCGAGGTCGAGCCCGGCCAGGTGGTGCGACTGGATCCGGGCGAGGATGTGTCTACCCCGGCCACACCGGACTCAGGCGGCACCTATGAGCCGTTCCAGTATCGGACCCTGCTGCAAATCGCGGCGGCGCTGGGCGTGCCCTACGGCTATCTCACCGGCGACACCGCCAAGGGCAACTTCTCGAACACGCGGATCAGCCTCATCGAATTCCGCCGTCGCATCTCGGCCTGGCAGCATGGCGTGCTGGTCTATCAGCTCTGCCGCGCGGTCTGGGTGCGCTGGATGGACACGGCTGTGCTCTCCGGCGCGCTGGACCTGCCCGGCTATGAGAGCCAGCGGCGGCAATATCAGACCTGCGCGTGGCTGCCCACGAAATGGGACTGGATTGATCCGATGAAAGACGCCTCGGCGGAAATCCTGCAGATCGAGGCGGGTCTGAAGTCTCGGACACAAGCCTTGGCAGAGCGTGGGTACGACGCCGAGCAGGTCGACCGCGAAATAGCCGCCGAACGCAAACGGGAAGCGGCGCTGGGCCTAGACTTCCGGCGCCCGGGGTCACCCGCGCAGGGGCCGGGCGAAGGCGGCAGGACGGATGAAGATCCCAACGCAGAAAAGGACGACGAGGCCGACGACACCGGCGACGTGAAACCTGACCCGAAGGAGGGCGCATGATGCACCACGCGCAAATCGCCCAGCGGGCGTTCAACACGCCGCTGATGGTGGACCCGGCCAAGGCACTGGCATTCCTGTCCGGGCTGGGGCCGCGCATCACCGGGCAGGAGATCACCTTCCAAGGTGTCGATCTGCCGTCCAGCGAGGTTGAATTCGCGGCTATGCCTGCGCGTGCCTCATTGTTTGGCAATGACCTTGCCCAGCGTCATCAGCGCAATGGCACCCAGCCCTTCGCCATGATTGACGGCATCGCGGTCATCGAGATCGCGGGCACACTTGTGCACCGGGGCGCGTGGATCGGGCAATCCTCGGGCCTGACCTCCTATGAAGGAATCGCCGCCCAGCTGCAAGCGGCGCTGGCCGATCCCGGCGTTCGTGGCATCGCTTTGGACATCGACAGCTTCGGTGGCGAGGTGGCGGGTGCCTTCGATCTGGCGGATCGCATCCGGGCGGCGCGTGCGCAGAAGCCGATCCATGCCTTTGTCGCCGAACATGCGCTGTCCGCTGGCTACGTCCTAGCATCCCAGGCCGACCGGATCATCCTGCCCCGCACCGGTGCTGTCGGCAGCATCGGCGTCGTGGCCCTGCACACCGACATGAGTGGTGCCATCGATCAGAAGGGCATCGCCGTCACGCTGATCCACGCGGGTGCCCACAAGGTCGACGCGAACCCTTATCAACCGCTGCCGCAGGCGGTGCACGACCAGATGCAGCGCGAGTTGGAGGTCGTGCGCTTCCTCTTCGCCGAGACCGTCGCCGCCGGTCGCGGGGATCGGCTGACGCATGCAGCCGCGCTGGCCACAGAGGCAGCCGTGTTCCGCGGGGCAGATGCAATCGCTGCGGGTCTGGCCGACGAACTGGCCGATCCCGTCGCAGCTTTCCACGCTTTCGCCGCCGCACCGCGCGGCACCACTTCCCCCAGCAGAAAGGGTCCACAGATGACCACCACACCCACCGACACGCCCACCGACACGCCGAACCCGGCTCCTATTTCCGCCGCTCCCGCCGCGACAGCAACCGTCGCTGCTGCTCCAGAGACTCCGGCAGCGGTGGGTGATGCTGCGCCCACCACAATGACCGCCGATGCCATCCGCGCCGAAGCGGCCGAAGTGGCGCAGGTCTGCGCGCAGGCCGCCCGGTTGGGCGTGACCATCGACGCGGCCGATGCTGTCACCAAGGGTCTGAAGCCCGAAGCCCTGCGCGCCCGTGTTCTGGCTGACCTCGCCGCCCGCAGCGACGCGGCAGGCATCATCGCCACCGCCCCGGCCGCGGCGGCCGCGAAAGACAGCCCGATCATCGCGGCAGCAAAAAAGGCTGCGACCGACGCCAGGCGCTGAACCAGCGCCAACCGGCCCATCCCTGCCAACATGGAGACTGACCAATGCCCGTCCTGACGGAACAGCCCAGCATGGGCGATGTCCTCAAATACGAGGTCAACCCGAACTACACCCGCGAGGCGATCACCCTGCTGCAAGGCATGCCCTACCCGGTAGGCTCGGTGCTGGGGAAGATCACGGCCAGCGGCAAATACACCCTGTCACCCGCAACCGGGACGGACGGATCACAAGTCGCCAGCGCCGTGCTGCTCTATGCCGTCGATGCCACACTGGCAGATGCGGTCGGCATCGTTGTGGAGCGCGGCCCCGCGATCGTCTCCCGTGCGGGCCTCGCCTATGACGGCACAGTCGATGACGGCACCAAGATTACCGCCAAACTCGCCCAGTTGGCTGCCGTGGGCATCATCGCCCGCGACGGCGTCTGACGCAGCACCGCGACAGCGCGTTCTCAGCTTTCCCCTTTATCCCCGGAGCTTCCCATGACCCTCGTTCGCAATCCCTTTGACGCTGGCGGCTATTCGCTGGCCGAGATGACGCAGGCCATCAACATCCTGCCCAACCTCTACACCCGCCTCGGCCAGATCGGCCTCTTCCGCTTCGAGGGCGTCACCCAGCGATCGGTGATCATCGAGCAATACGAGGGCGTGCTGAACCTGCTGCCCTCGGTGCCTCTCGGCGGCCCAGCCACCGTCGGCACGCGCGAGGGGCGCTCGATGCGGTCCTTCGCCCTGCCATGGATCCCGCATGATGACGTGATCCTGCCGGGCGACATCCAGGGCCAGCCGAGTTTGGGCGTCTTCGACGGTGCCGACCCGCTGGTCGAGGTGATGAACCGCAAGCTGCAGTTGATGCGCCGCAAGCACGCCCAGACCCGCGAATACATGGAGATGAACGCGCTGCGCGGCATCGTGAAGGATGGGGCTGGAACCACCCTCTACAATTACTTCACCGAGTTTGGCCTGGCGCAGATCTCGGTGGATTTCCTTCTGGGAACGGCTGGCACCAACGTGCAGGGCAAGGTGCGCGAGGTCTTGCGGTCGATGGAGGACAATCTCCTTGGCGAAAGCATGACGGACGTCCACGCCCTCGTCAGCCGGGAATTCTTCGACAAGCTGATCGCGCATCCCAAGACCGAGGAGGCCTACAAGTTCTACGCCGCCACCGGCGCGCAACCTCTGCGCCAGGATGTGCGGCGCAACTTCCCCTTCGCAGGCATCGTGTTCGAGGAGTATGCGGGCACGGTGACGCTGTCCACCAAGGCGACCGAACGCCTGATCCCGGCCAGCGAGGGCATCGCCTTCCCGCTTGGCACCATGGACACCTTCACCACCTATGGCGGCCCGGCCAACCTGCTGGAGGCGGCAAATACCCTCGGCCTGCCGCTCTACGCCCGCCAGCATCTGGATGAGAAGGGCCGCTGGATCGACCTGATGACGGAGGCCTCGATCCTGCCGGTCAACAAGCGGCCGCGCATCGCGATCCGCATTCACAGCTCGAACTGAACGGCCCCGACATGACCGTCTTCGCCGCCGCCATGGACCGGATCTATGCCAACCCGTCCATGGCGGTGGCGGCGCTGTGGATTTCCGCCACCACCTCGGAGGAACGCCCGATCCGCGTCATCCGCCGCGCCCCGGATCGCATCACCGAATTTGGCGCGGGGCGCTTTGTCAGCGACACCATGATGGTGGACGTCCGCGTGTCCGATCTGCTAGACCCCCGCCCCGGCGATCTGATCGTGATCGGCGCCGACAGCTTCACAATTCAGGGCGAGCCGGTTCGCGACCGCGAACGCCTGATCTGGTCACTGGACCTGCGGCCATCATGAAACTCAAAGTTACGTTCGATCCCGACCTTGTCGCTCTGATGCAGGCGGAAATCGCCGCCGGGGAAAAGGCGGTGTCCGCCGCCATGCGCGAAGCTGGCACCTCCCTGAAATCCGCCTGGCGGGGCCAGATCACCGGCGCAGGGCTGGGCACGCGGCTGGGCAACTCCATCCGCCTCGCCAGCTTCCCGAAGTCCGGCGACAGCCTGAACGCGGCGGCGCTGGTCTGGTCCAAGGCCCCGGTGATCATCGGCGCGCATGACACCGGGCCACTGATCAGGTCCAAGGACGGGTTCTGGCTGGCGATCCCAACTCCGGCTGCGGGGAAAGGCGCGAAAGGCGGCCGCATCACCCCCGGTGAATGGGAGCGCCGCACCGGGTTGAGGCTGCGGTTTGTTTTCCGTCGTCGCGGGCCGAGCTTGCTGGTGGCGGAAGGGCGTATCAATACCAAGGGTCGCGCGGTGGCGTCCAGATCGAAGACGGAGCGCGGGCTGACCACAGTGC